TTGTGTATTTCCAGAAGAGAATGTACCGTTCATTGAATGTACCAATTGGTCGTCTTGAACAAGAACAACAATTTAGTCTTGGACGATCGACTGAGATCGGTCGTGACGAACTGAAGTTCCAGAAATTCATTGATAGGTTACGTCGTAGATTTGCACACCTCTTTTACGATATACTTCGTAAACAGCTTATTTTAAAAGGCATTGTAACTCAAGAAGATTGGGATACAATGAAGAATGATGTTGTTATAGATTATGTACGTGACAATCATTTTACAGAATTAAAAAATTCGGAACTCTTTCGGGAAAGAATACAAACCCTCGATCAGATGTCACAATATGTCGGTCAGTATTTTTCAAAAGAATGGGTACAGAAAAACGTTTTACAACTTTCAGATGAGGATGTAGAACAAATGAATAAACAAATGTCTGGGGAAAATGAAGAAGATCCAGATAATGATATTGCTCAGCAAGGAGAATAAATTATGAGTGAAGTAGAAACGAATCCAATTCAAGATCTAATACAATATTCTATAGATCAAAATTTTAAAAAGGCAGGGGATTCCTTCAATGATATTATGACTATTAAAATGAACGATATTCTTGATCAAGAAAAAATCCGGATTGCTGATCAAATGTATAACGGAGTCGAGGATGAACAAGAAGACGACGGACAACTCGAACTTGACTTGGACGGAGACGACGAGGAAATATCTGGAGAGTCTTCCGAAGATCAAGATCCTGACGAGGAAGATGCAGGAATTGACGATGAAGCAGAGTATGAGTCTGAAGAGGACGAAGAAGACGAGGACGAAGATTGATTTCTAGAAAACAATATTATTATAAATAATAGTTAGAAAAAGAAATGAAAACATTTACACAGCTAAGAGAACTAACTGGAAGAAAACCTGAAGGCAATCCACTTGTTGACAAGAGGGTCGGAAGGATAAAAATCAAAGTTCATAAAGAACGTAATGGTTACGTTGCTTATGTAGACGGAGATAGGTTAGACTCTTATCGTTCAAAGAACGAAGCAGAAAAAGCTGCTACTGAATTTGTAAAGGCGTACAAAAAATGAAACTGATTGCAGAATACGTTGACAATGAATTAGAAATCTTGACTGAAGAAAAAAATGGCAAGAAGTCTTATGCCATTGAAGGGATCTTCATGCAAGCAGAAGCAAAGAATCGTAACGGTAGAATATATCCGAAAAATGTAATGGAAAGTGCTGTTGGAAAATATAATTCCGAACAGGTCGTTCCAGGTCGTGCGGTAGGTGAGTTAAATCACCCTGAAGGTCCTACTGTTAATTTAGACAAAGTTTCTCACAAGATTGAATCCCTCAAATGGCAGGGAAACGATGTTGTGGGCAAAGCAACTATTTTGGCCACTCCTATGGGTGAAGTCGTTAAGGGTTTACTCGACGGCGGTGTCAAACTAGGTGTTTCGACTCGTGGTATGGGAAGTCTTGCAAGATCTAATGACGCAATGGTCGTCAAAGACGACTTTATTCTTAATGCGGTTGATATCGTACAAGATCCATCTGCACCTAGCGCATTTGTTAATGGAGTTATGGAAGGTGTTGAATGGGTTTGGAATAACGGAATTATTGAAGCAAAGACAATTGAAAAAATGGAGACTGAAATTAAAACCGCTCCACGTGCTGATCTCTATGAGACACAAGTTCGTGAGTTTAAGAATTTCCTCTCGTTACTTAAAAATAACTTGTAAAAGGAGTCAATGATGACTGATGAAAATCAAATCGATCATGACGTTGAACTCGATGATGACGAGAATGAAATCATGGAAGCACAAGGTCACGATCCAAAAAATGCCGAGGCACAGTCCGTAGCATCTGTTGATAAAGCAGCTGCTGCAACTGGTTCTGCACCAAAGCGTAAAGGCGATAATACAAAACAAGAACCAATGGCCAAAATGCCAGGCACAAAGGCTGGTATGATTAATGTTGCTTATGGTAAAATGAACAACATGACAAAAGAACAATTATCTTCACTTGTAACGAAGATGATGGCAGAAGGTATTGATGTAGAAGACGAAGCAGTTGTAGAAGCTGCTGATATCAACTACGAAGCAGATTTTTCAGACGACTTAAATGCAATCATGGCGGATGAAGCTACATTGTCAGAAGAGTTCAAAGAAAAAACTGCAGTAATTTTCGAAGCAGCTATTAAGTCTAAGCTTGTAGAGGAAGTAAATCGTCTTGAAGAAAAATACCACGAAGAACTGGCTGAAGAGATCGAATCTACAAAGTCAGATCTAGTAGAAAAAGTAGATAGTTACTTACACTACGTTGTCGAACAATGGTTAGAAACAAACAAGCTAGCCGTTCAAACTGGACTACGTACAGAAATTGCTGAGACATTCATGAATAATCTAAAAGATCTATTCACAGAGTCTTACATCGAAGTACCTGAGTCTAAGGTTGATCTAGTCGACGATCTTGCTGAGCAGGTTGAAGAGCTTGAGACACAGCTAAATTCAACTACAGCAGACGCTATCGAAATGGCAGAAGAGTTAGAGAACTACAAGCGTGACGCAGTGATTGCTGAAGCAGCTCGTGGTTTAGCTGACACCCAAGCCGAAAAACTAAAGTCATTAGTAGCTGATATGGATTTTGATGACGAAGAAACTTTTGCTTCAAAAGTTGCTACAGTCAAAGAATCATATTTTCCAAAAACTACTAAAAACGTAAATGAGTCTACAGACTTTGAATCAGATGACGAAGACGATACCGTTGAAGTTTCTGGATCAATGGCTCAATACTTAACAGCCCTTAATCGCACATCGAAAAAATTATAGGAGACCAAATCGATGCAAAATGTTCTTTCATACGACACGCTCGTAGAAAAATGGTCCCCAGTTCTGAATGAAGAGTCTGCGGGTACTATCCAAGATAACCATAGAAGAGCAGTTACTGCTGCAATTCTAGAAAACCAAGAAATAGCTTTAAAAGAAGAAGGTATGCTTCTCGAAGCAGCACCTGGTAACGCTACGACTTCTGCAAGCAACTGGAACCCAGTTCTAATTGCTCTTGTAAGACGTGCAATGCCAAACCTAATGGCATACGATATTGCTGGTGTTCAGCCAATGTCAGGACCAACTGGCTTGATCTTCGCTATGAAGTCACGCTATGGTGCTGGTGCAACAAGTAGCCGTGAGGCACTCTTCAACGAAGCAGAAACACAATTCTCAGGTGATTCCGGTGGAACACATGATTCAGACAATGCTTCAGGCTTAAATGGTATTGATGCAACAGCTGGTAACGTTGCTGGTGACTCTTCACTTGACTCAGAGCGTCTTACAGACATCTTTGCTGGTGGTATGTCAACTGAAAACGGTGAATCACTTGGTTCTTCAGGTGCTACATCATTCTCAGAAATGGGTTTCACAATTGAAAAGCAAACAGTGACTGCTAAGTCACGTGCTCTAAAGGCAGAGTACAGCTTAGAATTAGCGCAAGACTTGAAAGCAATTCATGGTCTTGATGCTGAAACTGAGTTGGCAAATATCTTGTCTACAGAGATTCTTGCTGAAATCAACCGTGAAGTTGTTCGTACAATTAACTCACAAGCTAAAACTGGTGCACTTCAAACTAACACAGCTATTAACGGTATCTTTGACGTTCAGTCAGATGCAGACGGTCGCTGGTCAGTAGAGAAGTTCAAAGGTTTGATCCTTCAAGTTGAAAGAGAAGCAAACGTAATTGCAAAAGAGACACGTAGAGGTAAAGGTAACTTTATGGTCTGTTCTTCTGACGTCGCTTCTGCATTAGCAGCTTCTGGTATGTTGGACTATGCTCCTGCAATGTCAACAAACTTGAACGTAGATGACACAGGAAACACATTCGCTGGTGTACTTAACGGTCGTATGAGAGTCTACATTGACCCATACTCAAACACTGATTACATCAACGTAGGTTATAAGGGTACAAACCCATATGACGCAGGTGTGTTCTACTGCCCATACGTTCCATTAACAATGGTACGTGCAGTTGGTGAGGATACATTCCAGCCAAAGATTGGTTTCAAGACACGCTACGGCATGGCTTCAAACCCATACGTTGGCGGTACACCATCTGACGGTCTAGCAGCAGTGAAGACTAACCAGTACTACAGAATCTTCCGCGTAGACAATATCCTAGGCGCATAAGGTACTCAGTATCGACAAGAAAGAGGGCTTCGGCCCTCTTTTTTTATCTTTAAATTTGTATAAATAGATACATGGCAAATCTCACAGACAATTTTAATTACCTACAACCCACCTCGTTTAAAATAACGATAGACCGAAAGAACTTCCCTAACTTGGAATTCTTCTGTCAGAGTTTTATACATCCTGGTATGATAATGAATACTGTAGAAGTTCCTTATCAGAAAATTACAGGAATACCCTTTGTTGGTGATAAACTCACATTTAACGAATTACAGGCGAACATCCTTCTTGATGAGGATATGAAATCATATGATGAAATGTATTCTTGGATGCGTAGAAATCTAGATATCGATATGGTATCACCACTACAAAGAACAAATGAACAACCGCCAACAATGGCTGATATTACTCTTTCGATATTATCAAGTCATAATAATACAACAAAAAGTATTAAGTACGTTGATAGTATCCCAACTGCTCTTACAGATATACAATTCGAATCAACAGCAGGTGGTGAATCATTTATTTCTTTCGGGGCATCATTTAGATTCTCGTACTTTGAACTATCAGGTGCAAGTTATACATCAAACGTAGATGGATCTCCATCAATAACAGTGAATAGAAATCTGATATAAATAACTTTATAATTGGAGTATATAATGATTGATTTGAAAAGCATCCACAGTATGTGGGCAAACGACTGTATAATAGATGAAATGAAACTTGATGAATCCTCACGCCAAGCACCAATCATCCACGCAAAATATTTAGAACTACTATCAACTGTTAAACTACAGCTGAAACGTGCTGAGTTTAATCAGAAAACTTTACTGAAACAAAAATGGTTATATTACAATGGTAAGATGGATCAAGAGACCGTCGTGGAACTTGGTTGGGACCCTGATCCTTTTGACGGTCTTAAAATACTTAAAGGTGAGCTTGATTATTATTATGATAGCGATCCTGAAATTCAAAAGTCTGAAGAAAAAATTCAGTACTATAAAGCAACAATAGAGACTCTTACAGAGATCCTAAATAACATTACATGGCGCCATCAAACAATAAAGAATATGATCGAATGGAAAAAATTCTCGTCCGGAAGTTAAATCATGCTAATTTGCATATTGAATGTGAAAGCGGTACTGCTCAAGAGTTAAGGGAATTCTTCTCTTTCTTTGTACCAGGATACAGATTTATGCCTGCATATAAGAATCGTGTCTGGGATGGCAAGATACGTCTTTTTGATGCGAATAGTGGTGAGCTTCCTGCAGGTTTATTTTACCACTTAGAGCAATTTGCGGATTCTCGCAAATATATAGTTGAGTCAGAGAAAACTCAATACGGGATGCCACATGAAAATGCTACAGTCGATATTCAACAACTTACCAATTATATTGACAGTCTCGGTCTTCCTTTTCGTCCTTATACATATCAACTACGAGGCATTGAAGAAGGGCTCAAAAGAAAAAGAGCGATCTTAATTTCTCCTACAGGTTCTGGCAAATCTTTAATCATATACGTTCTTGTGAAGTACTGGTTACACTTACTCACTAGCGGATTAAAATATCCAAAGGGCGGAAGAGTGTTAGTGATCGTACCAACGACTGGATTAGTTGAGCAAATGTTTGGGGATTTTAAATCGTATGGCCAAGATGAACGTGGTATGCATCGGATTTATTCGGGCAAAGATAAAACATTTGATGCTGCTATTTGTATCTCTACATGGCAGTCAATCTATAAACTACCAAAGATGTGGTATGATCAATTCGGTATGATTATCGGAGACGAGTGCCACGGATTTAAATCAAAGTCACTCATGAATATTATGAACAAAGCAACAGAAGCGGCTTACCGTTTCGGAACAACAGGAACACTCGATGGAACTCAAACACATGAGCTGGTCTTACAAGGTCTCTTCGGGCCAATACACCGCGTTACCTCAACAAAAGAATTACAAGATGACAATACTCTCGCGCAACTACATATCAAGCGAATTGTTTTGGATTATGGCGAAAAGGAACGATTGGACTTTGGACCAAGGCCGTACATGGACGAGATCGACTATATTGTCACAAACGAAAAACGAAATAGATTTATAAGAAATTTAGCTATTGATCAAAAAGGTAATACACTTGTACTTTATAATTATGTCGATAAACATGGTAAGCCTTTGTTTGATTTGATTACAGATAAAGCAGACGAAGAAAGAAAAGTATTCTTTGTTTCTGGTAAGACCGACACCGCAGATCGAGAGGCAATACGTGGTATCGTTGAGAAACAAAAAAACGCGATTATTGTAGCATCTCTTGGTACGTTTTCCACTGGTATAAATATAAAGAATCTGCATAATATTATATTTGCTTCACCAAGCAAATCACAGATTAGGGTTTTACAAAGTATAGGACGAGGATTAAGAAAGAGCGAGAATAATGAAGCAACTACTCTCTATGATATCACGGACGACCTTAGTTGGAAAGGCCGTAAGAATTTTGCGTTCATACATTCAGAGGAGCGGGTCAAGATCTATGAAAAAGAAAAATTTAACCATAAGACTTATAAGGTCAATATAGGATGAATAATTTAAAACAATTTAAGTTAACCAATGATGAAGAAATAATATGCGAAGTGATTCAGTGGGATGATGCTGAAAATGCTGCGATGGTAGTTCGGGGTGCTATGAGAATAATATCTGCAGAGGATTACGGTCGTGGCGTTCGATTCTATGCTTTTCGTCCATGGATGGGATTTAACGACAATCCTGAAGAGTTACAGACATTGAATTCAGTACATATTATTGGTGAGATGAACCCTTCGGCTGGACTGATTGGCCACTATTTAAAAACAATCGATGCAGTGAAAAAAGCATTAGATAAAAAGAAAAGAGATTTACCTCTCGATAGATTAGCACCACGAGTTGAAGATATGAGTGAACAGGATTTCCAAGAGTTCCTCGATGACTACCTTAAAGAGAATGAAATTGATATTTTCGATCCCGAAGATATTATGCTGGATTCAGATAATCCGAATAATGTAATTAAGTTTAAACCGAAAGGAACTATGCATTAGTGGAAGATACCGCAGAAGATTTAGTTTGGGAATCAATCAAACCAGATCATATGTGGATTCTAGATAAACTAATCCTATCTAGAAAACTTGGGTATGAGTGTGGGCCTACCGGCGTTGACGTTCCTCGCCCAGGGTGGTATATTGTAAGGCCTTGTGTCAACGCAATGGGATTGGGGCTTGGAGCTCAAAAGCTTTTTATCCAAAAGGAAACTATGCATTTGCCAATTGGACATTTTTGGTGTGAATGGTTTGATGGCGAGCATCATAGTGTTGACTATTTGCCCCAGAATCAAACGAAGGTAAATACAATTAAGGGAATTAAATATTCCGATATCGATTTGGTTCAATGGGGTAAATGGACGAAAGTAAATCATAAGGAAGAACATATTGTACCGAGTTTTCTTTTTCCTATTATTCTAGATTATGACCAAATTAATCTAGAATATATCGGTGATAAGTTAATTGAAGTGCATCTCAGACCGAATGAAGACTTTGGTGAGGGAAAAGCATCTCAAGAGTTTATTCCTGTATGGGAAGGACAAAAGACCGTACCACCCGCCGGATATCGATATATTGACTACCCCGACGTGCATGGGAGGATTGGTGCGTTTGTTAGGTAGTATATTCTCCTTCCCTGGAACGTTATACTTATTATATCATAGTTTTAGCGTTTTGTATACCCCTTAGATTTTATTTTAAAAACGAAAATAAATTATGTACAAAGCCATGTAATTATGGTATAATATAGAAGATGAAAGGATTTGAAAATGGCTCGTACTAAAAGAAAAAGTATACATTATGTCAATAATGCAGACTTCTCCCAAGCCGTAGTTGATTATGTTACATTGGTAAATGAATCAAAAAATAACCAAGTAGCTATACCAAAGGTACCAGATTATGTAGCGAAATGCTTCCTCCGGATCGCTGAAGGCTTATCTCATAAATCAAACTTCATACGTTATACATACCGGGAGGAAATGGTAATGGATGCAGTTGAGAATTGTCTAAAAGCAATTAGTAACTATAATCTAGAAGCAGCAACACGTACTGGTAAACCAAACGCATTTGCATACTTTACACAGATATCTTGGTTCGCTTTCTTACGAAGGATCGCAAAAGAAAAGAAACAACAAGATGTGAAAATGAAATACCTCACCCAATCTGGTATTGAGAACTTTATTATTAATGAGAATGGTGATGCATCGAGCCAACAAGTCGTTGATGCATTTGTTGATACCCTTCGAGGACGTATCGATAAGATTAAAACCCAAGACACTCTTTTGAAAGAGTACTCAAAATCTGAAAAGAAAAAAAGAACAATAAAAGTTGATTCTGACCTAAGTGATTTTTTAGAATGAAAATAGCAATACTGAACGATACACACTGTGGTATTAGAAACTCCTCTGACATCTTCCTAAATAATGCTGCGGACTTCTATGATCACGTATTCTTCCCAGAATGTGAAAAGCGTGGGATTAAACAGATCTTACACCTTGGTGATTACTACGATCATCGTAAGTTTGTTAACTTCAAAGCCCTCAATCATAATCGTAAACACTTTCTAAATGAATTAAGAAATCGTGGTATGACTATGGATATTATTCCAGGCAACCATGATACGTATTATAAAAATACAAATGATCTGAATTCGTTAAAAGAGTGCCTTGGTCATTATATGAATGAGATCCATATTATTATGGAGCCAACTGTTATGGAGTATGGCTCACTTAAAATAGCTCTTCTTCCTTGGATCTGTCAAGAAAATTATAACGAATCTATGACATTTATACAGAATTGTAAAGCTGACTGGTTAGGTGCACACCTAGAATTAGGTGGCTTTGAAATGACAAAAGGTGTACAATCACACGGGGGTATGAGCCACTCCTTGTTCGATAAGTTTGAACTTGTTCTTACAGGTCATTTCCATTCTGCATCTCGAAAAGATAATGTTTGGTATCTTGGAAGCCAAATGGAGTTCTTTTGGTCTGATGCTCATGATCCAAAGTATTTTCATATAGTTGATACTGAAACTCGTGAGATTGAAAAAATTAAAAATAATCACACTTTATTTGAAAAAATTGTTTACAATGACGACAAAATAGATTATAATAGTTATGACGTATCTTATCTTGCAAAGAAATTTGTAAAGGTAACAGTTGTGAATAAGGGCGATGCTTTTGTCTTTGATAGATTTATTGACCGTATTCAAGACCAAGATATCTATGAATTGAAAATCGCTGAAAACTTCCACGAGTTCATTGGTGAGAATGTAGACGATGAGGGATTAGATGTTGAAGATACGTATCGATTGGTTGAAGATTATATTGATGGAGTGGATACAGACTTGGAAAAAGACCGTATTAAAATTAGTATGCGTGAGCTCATGTCCGAAGCGCAGGCTTTGGAAATAGCATGATTATCTTCAAATCAATCAAATACAAAAACTTTCTCTCGACAGGAGATAAGTTTACAGAGATCAATCTCAACCGCACAAAGTCTACATTGGTTGTTGGTCAAAACGGTGCTGGTAAATCCACTATGCTGGATGCTATCTCATTTGCTTTGTTTGGCAAGCCACACCGTTCGATTAACAAGAACCAACTGATTAATTCGATTAATCAGAAAGCATGTGTTGTAGAGATTGAATTTAGTGTAGGAAGTTCTGACTTTAGAATTGTACGTGGCATCAAACCAGGAATCTTTGAGATCTGGAAAAATGGTACTATGATCAATCAGTCTTCTCATGCTAAAGAATATCAGAAGATCCTCGAACAAAATATCCTCAAACTAAATCATAAGTCCTTTCATCAAGTTGTCGTATTGGGTTCCTCCTCTTTCATCCCATTTATGCAACTTGCTGCTGGACACAGGCGAGAGGTGATCGAGGATCTTCTTGATATCAACGTATTCTCGAAAATGAATCAGATACTCCGTGATAAACAGAGTGTGCTGAAAGATCAGTTGAAAGACTTATCGTATAATATAGACATTGTAAAAAACAAGATTGATACCCAACAAAAATATATTACAGATATACGTACACTCACACAAGAGAATAAAAAAGAATATGAATCTCGTATACTCGAGTCCCAAAACAATATAGATCAATTACAAACAGAAAATAGCCAATTGAGTTTGGGACTCGAAGATGATACCCGAGAGACTGAAAAAAAGCTTTCATCTCTACATGACAAGCGTCAGTCTTTGCTCCTTG